TACTCAAAATGCTGCAAATTCAATGTGGATGAATGTTGATGCATATAGAGTAACACAAAATGCTGTTGAAAGTTTAGGATACTCTATGAATGAGCTTTCAACAATAGCAAGGAATCCGGAGTTAACAAATAGATTTAGTGAACTTGTTGAGTTAGGTAAGCAAACAGCTGCTCCAAAAGAATTAGATAGTATGTTAAAAAAAGTTAGAGATGTTACTTTTGAATTTGATAAAATGCAAGTGATAGCTAAAAATGGAATAAGACAAATAGTGTATTACTTTCTTAAATATTTAGGTGTTGATTTAGATAATATGCAAAATAAGCTTGCAAGTGTAAATAAGTTTTTGCAAGAAAATCTACCAAAAATTGCAGCAGCTATAGCTAAGGTTTTATATTATATTTATAGAGTTGGAAAAGCAATTGGTTATGTTATAAGTTTAGGTGCAAAGCTAATAGGTGGAATATACAATTTTATGAAAAAGTTTCCATCTACTTTTAAAGTTTTTATAGGAATAATAAGTGCAATACTTTTAGCAATTAATCCTGTTTTAACAATAATTTTAGCTGGCTTGTCTGCAATCATACTCTTGATTGATGATTATATGACATGGCAAAGAGGTGGAAAATCTTATTTTGGTGATAGTTGGAAGAAAGTAGAAGATTTTATAGAAAAAGCAAAAGATAAGTTTGAATGGTTGTTTGAAAAAATAGAATGGGCGGTTGATTATATTATAGATAGTTTAGGCCCATTTTTTGAATGGTTGTTTGATGCTTTTGATAGTGCATTTGGATGGCTAAAGGATGTTTTTAAAGGTGTAAATGAATTTGGGTATAAAGTAGGTAGCATTCCTGATTGGATTTTGAAAAAAGATCAGGAAGTAGATGAAGCAAATGAAAAAGCTAACAATTGGATAAAAGAAAAAATAAAAGGTTTTTTTGGTTCATCTGATGAAAGTGAAAGTAAAAAATCAGAAGTAAAATATCAATATGAAAGTAGTAAGAATACTAACACATCTTATTCGCCAAATATGAAGTATGAGCAAAACATAAATGTAAAAGGAAGTGTTGATGAAAATACATTAAGGAAAATAAATCAACAAACTAAGAGAATGTTAGAAGTGTTAGATATTTCTTCTGTTGTAAGATAGGAGGTAAAGAATGGCTAATGGATTGCCAATTAATTTACCTTGGCAAAACATAACAGATTCAGAATTGCTACTTGTAAAAACAAATATAGCAGGTTACTTTTTTGATGGTTTTTTGGATGTTTCACACTCTGTGAATACAGTGGTAACATCACATCAGGTTCAGAAAGGTGCATCTATTGCTGATCATGCATATATAGAACCTGTTGAAGTTACTATGACAGTGAAAATGTCTGATGCAATGTCAGGAATGAAGGAAGCTCAATTTCAAGGTATAAGTTATACAAGATCAACAGCTGCCTATAGAATATTGAGAGAAATACAAAAGCAAAGACTTGCTTTTCAAGTACATACAAGGCTTGAGACATATCAAAATATGATGATAACAGGTCTCTCTGTGCAAGATGATTTGCAAAATTTAAATGGATTAAAATGCACAGTAACAATGCAAGAATTACTTGTTGCTTCAGAGAAGACTGTTAAAATAAGTAAGAGAGAACAGACGACTACTACAAATAATTCAGGAACAATTCAAGCAGAAGATTTAACTGATGAAAGTTTGTTATATATGATAATGGGTAAATCAAGAGGTTAGTGAAAATGATAAGCAATATTCCAGTAAAATCACTTCCAAATCAGACAGTAAGAGTAGAGGTTAAGTTTGATGAGCAAAAACATTTTTATTTTTTAAAATTTAATTATAGTGAAGTTTGTGGATATTGGAATATGACAATATTAGATACTTTTCAAAATGTTTTAATATCAAATATTCCTCTTGTTACAGGTGGGAGCATATTGACATCTGGTAATTTATTAAAGCAATTTGGATATAAAAAGTTAGGAAGTATGATGATAGTGAAGGCTATAAATGTAAGTGAAGATATACCAAATGAAAAGCAACTTGGTGAAGAGTTTAAATTAATATGGGCAGATACTGATGTTAAATACTTTAGTGAAGGTGAAGTTGAGAAATGGCAGTAGTTTTAAGATGTGTTCCTGTTGAATCTTATTCAGTATCTTCAAAATTTGGAAAAAGAGGAAGTAGCTTTCATTATGGTCTTGATATGCCTGGAAGAATGGGAAGTAATATTTATGCAGCACAAGGCGGTGTTGTTAAGTACACAGGATATGACGCAGATGGGTATGGGAATTATGTAATCATTGAACACCAAAGGTATAAGTTTTGTACACTATATGCTCATCTAAGTGCTTTTGGGGTTTCTGTAGGAAACTTTGTGAACCCAGGTGATGTGATAGGAAAAATGGGAAGCACAGGAAGATCAACAGGTTCCCATTTACATTTTGAGATAAGAAATGTACCATACAGCAGTTTTTGGTCAGTGAGAGGTAACTTGACATATATACTTGATCCACAACCTTATGTTGAGAATACAGGTTTGATGCATGGAGGCTATGGTGGAGGAATGTCATTTTCTGACACATATGAATATACATATGAAAAAATAACTGTTGATGAAAGAAGTAAAGCTGAAACAGGGAATTATCTATATGGAAGAAAATATCGCATAATGGTGTTTAGAGAAGATGGTACAGGGTTTGATGTGTCAGATTTGCATGTTACATTTGAAGTTTCTAAGTCTCTAACAAGGGAAGCAAATACTGGAACTGTTACAATTTATAACTTAAATACAGAAACTGAAAATGATTTGATGGTAAATTGTAATAGAGTCACAATAGAAGCAGGTTATGAAGGCTTATTCGGATTAATATATGATGGTGATGTAATTCAAGGTATAAGAGGTGTTGAAAATGGTGTTGACTATTACTTAACTTTTGTAACAATGGATTGTGAAAGATTTTTAAATAGTGGATTCATAAGTTATACTATGACAAGAGGAATGTCAAAGAGAGATGTTGCAAAAAATATTTGTAATGTATCAACAAATCCTGTTGAATTGAATTCAATTTCATCATCATTTAATAAAGCAAAATATATTAGAGGAAAAGTTGTTTTTGGTAAGTCAAGAGATTTTCTTGATCAATTAGCTGCAACTTCTAATGCAAATTTTTATACTGATTCAGGCAAAGTGAATTTGGTAAGTGCAAATGACATACCAGAAAATCAATTAATATACTTAGATAGTTCTTCAGGTTTAATAGGTAGCCCACAACAAAATGCAGAAGGTATTACATTTCAATGCCTAATAAATCCAAGAATAACTTTATATAGTCTCGTAAACATTCCAAATTATCAAATAGTTGAACAAGAATACTCAGATGGAAATTCATTAGTGTACACATTAGACCAAGATCAATTATATAGGATTATAAAAGTTGATTTTTCTGGTGATACAAGGGGGCAGAATTGGTATGTAGATTGTACAGCTACAAATCAAGCAGGTGCAATACCTCAAATAATAGCTGGTCTTGTAGGAGAATCAGGTTTTACTGACTCTACCGGAAATGGTGATACTTATAATATAGAATCATATGGTAGTTCTGGAGCAGGAGGAGCAACTTCTTTTAAATCATTTGAGTACTGGACAAGTTTATCATCAAAGTCATCAATGCAATATAAATATCAACATGATGGTCGTACTTATACAGATTCAAAGGGTTTTAGAAGAAGGATTGCTGATAGCTATTCTAATGCACCTTACTATATGGTTGCAATGGGTACATATTATGGGTACACAGGTACAAAGTTACAAATAACTTTAACTGGTGGAAAAACATTTTATGCTTTTATAGGTGATTCAAAAGCTGATAGAGATACTGATGCTTTACACAAGTATTGTGTTCATGATGGCTCTCAAATAGAATTTATAGTTGATAAGAATCAATTAAAAAAAGGTAGCCCTAAAGTTGCAAAAACAGGTGATTGTTCATATGCAGGCTTTACAGGAATGATAAAAAGTGTAAGAACATTAAGTAAGGTGACGAGGTAGAAAATGGCTGAGAAGAGTACAACTTTTGGTGATTATACAGACAAATCTTTATTTGGTGTAAGTGAGCTTGCAGGTGGTGATTTACAAATTTTGCAAGAATTGAGGAAACAAATAATGTTTTCTTTAAGATGCTGCTGTCCAGCTATTATAAAGAGTATAAATTATGATGAAATGACAGTTGTTGTGCAGCCTGTAATAAAAGAAAACATTAAGTTTGGTACTCAAGAAGTGAAAGAATTTAAATTGCCTGAAATATTTGATGTTCCATTGGTATATCTTAGTAGTAAGGATGCAAGTATAACATTTCCAATTAGTGTGAATGATGAATGCCTATTATTTTTCGCAGACACATGCATAGATTCATGGTGGCAGTCAGGCGGAATTCAATCACAATTTGAAGAGAGAAGGCATGACTTGTCTGATTGTTTTTGTTTACCATGCCAAATGTCACAGCCAAAAAAAATAACTCAAATAAGTGAAGAATCTTTAAAATTAAGATATGGTGAAAATGAGTTTGAAGTAAAAAGTGATGGCATTTACTACAATAAAAAAAATATAATCAATCATAAGCATCAAGTAATTATTGGTGATCAAGTGTATACAACAACTGATATGATTTTGTAAGGTGATGAAAATGAAGTATAGAAGAATGGATGAAAATGGTGATTATATTTTTGGATTAAATGAGCAAGGTTTTTTAAAAGATAATGAAGCTGTTGCACAGGCAATTCTTACAAAAATAAAGTTACTAAAAGGTGAGTGGTGGGAGGATGTAAATGAAGGCACACCATTATTTGAGTCAATTTTAGGGATAGGAGCAGTGCAAGGGTCAAAAAATGCTATAGACCTGATAATAAGAGATAGAATATTATCAGTTGAGAATGTTGAAACGATATCATATTTCAAGAGTGAAATAGATAATGCTTCACGTACATATATGTTATATTGTGATGTTGAAACTAAATTTGGAAAAATAGAAAATTTAAATATTAATTTTTAGAGGTGAAATGAATGGCATATTTTCCACCAACAATAGATGCTTCAGGTATAAAGATACCATCATATCAAGACGTGTTGGATTATTTTGTTGAAAAGACAAAATCAATTTATGGTGATGATATTTATTTGTCTGAAGATTCACAAGACTATCAACTTTTGTCAACATTTAGTTTGTTATTTTATGATGTATGCCAATGCTTGATACTTGATTATAATTCTCATAGTCCTGATACAGCAATAGGTACAGCTTTAGATAAGATTGCTGCTTATATGGGGATAAAGAGAAAGGTTGGCACTTCAAGCACAGTTTTGTTGACATGTACAGGTGATCCTGGTACAATAGTTAGTTATGGGTCAGCAATTGATGTAAATGGATATATATGGCAACTTGAAAAAGAATTTGAAATACCTGATGAAGGCAATATAAAAGTAAATGCAAGTTGTGTTGAAAGTGGTGCAATACAAGCTCCTATAGGTACAATTAACAAGATCAATACACCAACAGCAGGATGGAAGAGTGTGACAAATGAGTATCCTGCTACAGTAGGTTCAGATATCGAAACTGATAGTGAGTTAAGAGAAAGGCTTGAGTTGGCAGCATTTGGTCCAGCTCTAACAAATTTTGAAAGTATTATAACAAAAGTACAAGAACTTGATAATGTCATAAGAATAAAGGGGTATGAGAATTTTACTTCAGCTTATGATGATCTTGGGTTACCACCCCATTCAATTTCTTTGGTTGTTGAGGGTGGTGATGAAAATGAAATAGCTAATGCAATTTTCAAAAGAAAAACACCTGGCACTGATACATATGGGACAACAAAAGTTGATGTAGTGACGGAATCAAACCAAACACTTACAATTTCATTTTTTAGACCAGAATATAAAAATGTAAATATTGCTATAACAATAACAAAGTTGGAAAACTATACAGATGCAGTTGAAAACGAAATAAAAGAAAATATACTAAATGAATTTGCAGATATTGATATAGGCCAAACATTATATGCATCAAATTTGTATTATCCAATTTTGTCAGCAACAGGTGATATTTCATCACCTTCTTTTTTTATAAATTCTGTATCAATTAATGGAGGAATGAAAGTAGTACCAACAATGCTTCAATTATTGACAACAGATGTTTCATTGATAACAATAACAAAGAATGAGAGTGATTAAATGATATCTGATGTTTTGGAAGAAGAAAAGTACTTAAATATAA